GTGTTTCACACGCACACCGATAAGATTTATCATGTGGTTGCATCATCAAATCTAGAATAGCATCGCTGATAGCATCAGCAACTTTATCTGGATGTCCTTCACTTACCGACTCGCTTGTAAAAAGATAACTCATTTAATTTCCTTTTGTTAATTCTTCGTGTAGTTTAAAACTAGCAAGGTTTTTTGCCTTGGCTTCTACTTGAATATCAAAGTCATTCCACAATTCGCCAACATATTGATTGACTGCGCCATTCCACATAAAATCACTATGAGAGCGAAGGGTACCTTTCTTGTGACCACTTTCCATTAGTGTGGATAGATCAGGTCTAGTAGCATCAGAGATACCCATAGATTCACGACTAACACTATAATGAAGAGTAGGGCGGACACCACGCCAACTATCCTTGACCATCTTAATACGGTCATCAGACGGTGAGATGTATTCGCCGCTATGAATCCAGTGATGATGTGTATCAAAAACGATAGGCAAGATATCACCCAAAGCAAGACAAGCATCAAGTCCATATGAATATTCCTCATTTTCTATTGTGATAAGGTTTCTGGCTTCGCGTGAAAGTCTATTAAAGACTTGGCGAACTCCTTCTGCACATCGTCGTCCCGCAATATGGACATTGATCTTAAAACCGAAATCATGCCAGCTATCCCCATAGCCCATCCATCTAGCCATATCAGTATGATACTCAAATTCTGCGATTGAATTTGTAATAACATCTTCTCTGTCGCTACCAAGCACACAAAACTGGCCTGGATGAAAACTAATACGGACACCGTGAAGTTTAGCACTTTCTCCAATTCGGGCCAATCGCTTTTCGATGGCAGCAAGAGTGTCTGGACGACGATAGAAATAGCTCCAAGTTGGCTCAGTGTACACAGGGAAAATGTCACTACTAAGACGCACCATTCGAAGTGCTGGGTCCAATAGTCCCACACGGTTGACCAAATTGAGTGTAGCATTGGTATTGTGCTCCATGATGTCCCACAGCCGCTGCTCAGCAACCGCTTTGGTCTGTCGGTTTAACCAAGCTACTGTTGTAGTCTTGTTGTTATAATTTAATGCATCATCTTTAGGCTTGAAGCCATCAAGTTGATCCACGGTGTCAATCCATTTGCAGCAAAAGCCGATTCGTTTTTGGGTCATATTAATAATATAACACAGATTTATACATTGTCAAGCGTTAAAATACAGGAATATTATGCAAATTACTAAATTTTTGGGCGTCTTCCCATGTATTTACTAATGGTTCGCCTTTAATATTAAGGCTAGTATTCAACAACATCGGACAACGAGTTCTTGAATACCATGCTTCTAATATCTTATACACGATGCTTGGAGTAGGATGATCAATTGTTTGAACACGAGAAGTTCCGTCTACATGACAAATTGCTGGAAAATCTTGGGGAGAAAGACATGCATCTGCATATTGCATATAGTCATGATCTACTCGCATCTTGCTGTAAAAGTATTCGCTAAACCAAGGTTTCAATATAATTGGTGCAAATGGGCGAAATGGTTCGCGCTTCTTAATTGCATTAACACGATCTTTTACATCGCCACCACGAGGATCGGCAAGCAGTGAACGATTGCCTAGCGCACGAGGACCAAACTCTGCACGACCATTGGCAATGCCAACAACTTGTCCTGCTTCCAGTGCATCAACCACATCGCGCACATTTACACTACGACGAATATCGTGACCAAGAAATGCATGATCTAGATGCACATGCTTCTTAGTATGATAGGCAACTGCACCAAGACTTAATCCAGCATCTCCAGTATTTGGCGGTACCCATATATTATAAAATCCAGTAAATCTTTTTAATCTAGTATTTGCTACACAATTAAGAGCGCATCCGCCGCTTAACACTAGATTATCACTGCGAACAATTTCACGCGCATAGCGGCAGATTGCCATTAGATATTGTTCATATATTGCTTGAGCGGTAGCTGCAATATCTTCGGGCTTCCAACCATTTTCATCAGGCGTTTTCCACCAACGCATGCCACGATGCAGATTGTGCTTAAACTCTATGTTCGGCGGTGACCATGCTCCAAAGAACTCATTAAGCATTTCTTTAAGATATTTTGGCTCACCATATGCTGCCATGCCCATGACAATATATTCTTCTTCGTTGGGCTTGAACCCAAGATAATCTGTGATGGCACTATAGAATAGCCCAATACTTTGTGGATAGACATTGCTCCAAACTTTGCGTAGTTCAAGTCCACGACCACGCCATATTGAAGTGCATTCAAGTTCACCAACTGCATCAATTACCACAATAGCAGCATCAGCAAATTTACTGGTATAATAACCCATAGCAGTATGTGCGCCATGATGCGGCGTAGTGATCACTGGTATTTTACCTAATCCATATTTTTTAAGATATGTGTTTAAGTTATAATGCAGCGGACGCTGACCACTTATAAGATTGCGAACCGTGCGTTTCCATGGTTGTTCATACCATACTATTCTATCTGGTATGCCATATTGTAGCGCATCATCAATGAGTGCTTCATTAAGATGAGGATCATTTTTTACTCTGCTATACCGCTCGGCGTGACCCGCAAAAAGAATATTAGACCCATCAACAAGAGCAATACTTGCATCATGGTTGTTAGCATTGATACCTAATAACATTTTTCCTCAATATACAAATGGATCGCGTTTCTTAAGTTCCTTAAGCAACTTACGACGCTTATATTTGTACATCATATCATCAAAAATATTATAAATCCATTTAAAAATGCGTTTCATAGAATCTTCCCCCAACTAGTTTGACCATGACATCTGTATATAGCACTGCCATCGATGAGTATTGCAATTTCTCCAGGTTCACCAACTCGTTCAGGTATTCTATCAACTACACTTATTACTAATCCAGATAATCTGATTCTGCCGTTTATTTCAATATCACCAGTAGTTTTTAGTTTAATCTGTGGTTGGTTATTACTGCCGAGCGTAACATCTGACATTCTAGTGCTGCCAGCAAATATATTTTTTGGTGAATGTTTTACTAGTGTAAATTCACTATCTTCATCCCATACAGTAAGCGCACCACGCGCTTCTTCTGTATTGATTCCAACTCGCTTATCTGTAACTGTTAAGGTTTCTGCAATACTAGCTTGTCCGCTTACTACTAGCTCAGTCAGGTTTCCTACTTTTCTAAGATTACTATTGATAATTTGTGGACCAAGGGTATTTTCACTAAGAATTATTCTATCTTGGTAAGTGATACTGCGATTGGTTAGATCAATGTTGTTTTGGTTATTTCTATCAACAATTTCTACAGCAGCGCCATTGGCGATAGCTTTAATATATCTATCAAGCGTTTCGGTAGATGATATTGTTCCATCTAAAATTAAATTGCCTTCAATGGTTACATTTTTAAGAAAAGCATTATCATCAATTAGTAGATTAGCAGCAGTAATGTTATTTGTAGTAATAATACCTTCATCAGTTATAACTAACTGAGTTGTTGATGATTGGTCTTCAATACCAGTACTATTAAAAAGTTTTATTTTTCCTGAATCTATTTTTGAGGCAGGAATTATTGCTTTTTCTAAATTAATACTGTTAAATGGAATACTTGCTTCTGGAAATTCATAGCTATCAGCAACACGATGCACTTCATTTTTTACACTGCTTAATATTAAACTATTAATATCAGCAGACTGTATTGTTGTTGTAACTTGGTTTGTTCCAAAAGTTAATAATTGGTCAGCTAATATATTTTTAACAAGCGAAGTAACTTCACTTTGTAAATCTCGTTTACTAACAATGTCACCCAATATTCTAGTAGTTAAATTTAGAATAACATTACTGACTTGTTTTTCTAGTGTTTCTGCAATAATTTGATCTAAGTTAACAGTTTGCAAATACTGTTCTACATTAGCTTTTACACTAGCTGCAATGGTTTGTTCAATTTGTAAGTTTACCAAGTTTAAAACCTAAGTGTGATGATGTGCTCGTAGTTTTTTTTAAAAAATCCACGATATAACAGATTCTTCTGTATTACATAATCACTGCCGTTTAAATCACTGCTGTATTTTGCTAATTGTTTAAAATACATAGTACGGCGGTTTTCTGGGCCAAGAACTGTTAACTCATTATGATTTTCTATATAGTATATATAGTTTTTCCAGTTCTGCCTATTATTTTTGTCTAATATATTTTGATCTAAGATTATTGACTCTGTTGCACCATGAGTAGCAATTGTATCAACTTGGCTTCTTTTGTGTGGCGCTGAGTTTTTATAGTCTTGTAGAGTGGTTATAACATAACCGTCTGTTACTGATTTAACATTTTCAAGTAAATCTCGCTGATCTTGTTCTGTTTCAGCATAGGTAAAATATTCATCTAGTGCAAGACAAACATCAACTTTGTTTTTAACATCTTTTATATTATCAACAAATTCACTCTTAGATTGCCATGAATATTTTAAACTTTGGTCTGCTACGACAATACAATCATAATGATTTTCAAGCAATATAACAATTGGATTAAAAGAAGTTAACAAAACAGTGCGAGGAGAAATATTTAAGCTTGCAAACAACTTGTCTATAATATCAAATTTTGCTTGTGCTTGTTCAAGCCATCTATTAGGGTCAATAGTTTGTTGAATTTTTAACCAGTAATCCGTATTAATCATGCTGAACTCCACCTAATATTTAGTGGAAATTCAGCATGATCTTACTTAAGAATGATACCTAGTTCTTTCAAATCGTCATAAAGAGTGTGATCATTCGGAATGGTTTCTGTTTTGCCATCTTTGACATTTTTGACAATCTTTTCAATTTCATGCGTTTGCAACTCTGTGCAACGCTTAAACGAAGCACGGACCTTGGTCCAATCTGGCTTGCCTTTATATCCCATGATCAACATTGTCATAACTCTCTTCTGTTTATTCTCTTAATATACTATATAGTTTTTATTTTGTCAAGTAGTTTTTAACGGGTGGGTTGCTATCCCCACGATGGTTTTAGGCTGGTCTACCATTTCGGGTTTCGTTTGTCTGACACAACTACCATTACCTTAAACAGGTCTCTCACCTGTGCAGTCCACTGATATTGGTATGCATCCCTCACAGATGGTTTTTAGTTATACTCGCTCCAACCTTTTAGCACAGCCGTGCCGCCGTTAAAAATTGTTATGTCCATAAACCTTTTCTTATACGAACAACAAGCATCAACATAGCAGTATCTTCTGCATCATATGCTGCTTCAATTTCAAATGATTTATCTAGTGCCGCACGACCACGCGCTCGTTCTTCTGGGGTTTCTTGATCACGACTTTCAAAAATATGGTCATCACCATACTTGTCACGCATATCATCGCAATACTGGCTCCAGTCACTTGCATCATGCACATCAGGACGATTTGGGCGATCAAACTTCCACCAGATATAAAGTTTCATTACATCAATGGCTCGTTGTGCTTGATCAGTCAATGTACCAAACTTTTCGTCACCCAGTTCCATTCCCCATGACTCATCGTAAAACAGTCCCATTTCCCATTTTAAATATTCTAAACCAAGTTCAGGACAACGACCGTTCTTCCACACAGCTTTCTTGCTTTCTTCTGTGCTCATCCAACGACTTTTCCATGCAACTTCCTTTTCGACATAATCAACAATACTTTGCATGATACCATGAAGAATGCGTTCATCTAAATCATGATATTCACCCACTGTTAATCCTGTTGGTAGAACATGAGTTTGACTCCAGAAACGATTGCGCAGATAATAACGAACATTATCAATATGACCAACTGTGTTGCGATCAATTTTATCAATGATACGAGGAAGAGTTTCAGTCACCCAATATCCAATAGGATGTGCAGCTTTGGTTTCACGCTTCCACACTGACCAAGCGCCCCATTCAAGAGCCACTGGCTTTTCAATCTTAAACTTCTTGCGAAGCCAATAGACTACTTTAGTTTCTGACCAATAACGATTCATTGGAATCTCCTGTTATATTTTAATTTATATTAATAGTACTGGTTTGTCAATTAAATAATATCATGATTTTAATTACAGGTGGGTGTAGTTTTAGTGACTGCACATATATAAAAAAAGAAAATAGTACTTGGCCCATTTATCTTTCTGAAAATATAAATTTAGAAAAACATTACGCCACAGGCTTGGATAGTATAGGAAATTCGTTAATAAGTAAAAAAGTTTTATATACATGTGAACAATTGTTAAAAATTACGAATTCAGAAAATTTATTAGTCGGAATAATGTGGAGCAATCCAAATAGAGAAACTATATATATAAATGGAAAAATACCCCGTAAAGCAATACCACAAACTAAACTAAGTAACGACGATTTAGGAAGTTGGTTAATATTAAATGCACGCCACAATAACATGATTGCAAAAAATTATTTTGTTAATCTGCATGATGAAGTATGGGGATATATAAAAACACTCGAAATAATATTGCACACTCAATGGTATCTTGAAAGAAAAAATATAAAATATTTCATGATGCCTTATGAAAATTATGTTTTTAATGAAAAGTTATATGAAAACACAAATGTAAAATGGTTATATGATCAGATAGATTTTAGTAAATTTATCACAATGACAGGATGTTACGAGTGGTGCAGGGATAACACAAATTTTCCGTTTAGAGAACACGAAGAAAATCTTGCTATCAAGCATCCTACTAGTGACCATCACAAGAGTTTTACAGAAAAAGTTATAATACCTTGGCTCGAAAACAACCAATATATAAATGGTGCCCAAAGAGAGGATTGAACTCCCGACCTACGCATTACAAGTGCGTTGCACTACCGCTGTGCTATTTGGGCTTTATTCTTTCGGAACAGTGTGCTTTACGCCATCCCATGTACTATTTAATTTAGCAGATTCTGTAGAAAAGTCAATAACTAAATCATAAAATTCGTCAAGTTCTCCAGAAAATTGTCCTTTGAGAGTCGTTGCAAATTCAATAGCTTTGTTCCATACACTAGATTTATAAGCTGCTACCATGTCCTTGTGTAATTCGCGAAAGAAACTAAGTGTAGCTATATCACCAATATTATTAATTTCAATCACTGCATAAAGAGTTAACGGCTCTGTCATGTTTGGTTGAATAACAGTATCTAATTCTAAAACTGTGTACTTGTCTGCCAATTCTTTGGCTATATTTGGGTCAAAAATTATGTTCATACCATTATATATTCATAATTAAAATAGAGAACAAAAAAATGCATTTTGATTTATACAGTGATTTACATGATAATTGGTGGCCAAAAGATCAATTATTAGACTACAAAGGTCTAGGAACTAGTTTAGTAGCAGTGGTTGCAGGTGATATAAGCAATAACTGGGATTATAGTTTTAATACACTGCTTGAGATTGGGCAACATTATCGCCATGTTATTTTCGTAGATGGAAATCATGAACATAACCATCAATCAAACATTTCAGAAAATTGTGCAAAGTTTCAAGAACGGCTATCGCCGTATCGCAATATAACATTTTTATATAAAAGCTGCATAGTTTTAGATGATACTGCGTTCGTTGGATGCAACGGATGGTGGACTTATGATTTCTGTCAGCCAGAAGTTTCGACCGCCGAATGTTGGGATGGGTTATTAAACAATGTTTACCATGAATCGTTGCAAAGTGAAATTTTTATCACTGCAAAGTTAGAAGCACAAACTTTGTTAAATCAAGTTGAAACTTTTAACAATGATCCACGCATTGGTAACATAGTTGTTGTTACACATACTAGTCCTATGCAAAAATTTAGATATATTAATCCAGAAATGGAATTTTTCCATATGGGACGAGCAGGTAATAGTTTAATGAGTTTAGTATTAAACGCGAATACTAATAAGAAAATTAGTACTTGGTGCTTTGGGCATGTCCACAAAGAATATGATGAAGTGATAGATGGTATTCGTTATGTATGCCATCCTCGTGGAAGGGCAGAAGAAAATATTGGGCAGATTTACTACCCAAAATTAATTACAGCTTAAGCTTCTGGTTCTAGCTTTACAGATAGTGGAAATTTATTCTTGCGAGCCAGCACTGTAACTTCAACAGCTTTACTTTCTGCAATTTCAAAAGGCAGCACCGCTACAGTGGCTTGCCCCTGTTCATGAATTTTTGCAGTCAGTGACATAGCATAATCTTCTGCATGGTCAAACAATTCTTGTAATACAGCCATTACAAATTCTACTGTTGTAACATTGTCGTTAACAAATATTACTTGAAACTGTGGAGGCGGAGTGAGATCAGTTTTTGGCTGAATCTTGACACGAGTTGTAGTGTTGGTTTCTGTGCTCATTTTGCTCATCTTCTATTATTTACACGGCGGGACAATTCCCGCCGTGTTTATTAGCATAAATTATTCTGAAATTACTGGAATTTTCTTTGGCTTCTTTTCGTCTGGAACAATATGCTCCAGTTCTACGATAAGCAAGCCATTTTTAACCTTTGCAGCATTTACTACAACATCATCACTTAGTGAGAATGTGCGAATAAACTTGCGAGCAGCAATGCCACGATGAAGATACTCATTGGTATCCTCGTCGGTGTTTTCGCCAGTGATAACCAATTGATTATCAGTCAAGGTGATATCAATATCCTTTTCAGAGAAGCCACTAATGGCAATCTGAATTTCATAATTGGTTTCATCATTGCGGATGATATTGTATGGGGGATAATTTTGTTGTACTTGGATGCTGTTTACACGCAGCATATCATCAAACATACGATCAAAACCAATAGTGGTACGGTGAAGGTTATCAAATAATTTTTGGTCGAAGACCTGTAGAAGGTTACTCATGCTTGTTTCTCCTTTATTAAGCGAGTATACGATAGACGACCCATCATTGGCATCGTCTACATATATTTAGTGATTCGCACACCATTTGTCAAGGGGTTTCAAGAAAATATTTTATTCACTTGATTATTAACCAACACAAATGTTGTGCGCTTGGATAGTTCTTTCAGCGATTTGCTGCCTGTATAGGTAAGTGTAGAACGAACACCACCAAGAATATCCTGAACAGTATCGCCAACATCGCCACGATAAGGCACTGCTACTTCCTTGCCTTCTGCTGCACGATAGGATTTTAATCCACCACTATGCTTTTCATTAGCAGATTTGCTGCTCATACCATAAAACTTTACAAACTGTTTAGTCGTAAAGATATCATCTGGGGTGCCATCGTCTTGTATCCAAACTTGGTTACTACGAGTAGTTTGTGATACAATATCACCGCCGCCTTGATCGTGACCCGCTAAAAGTCCCCCCAACATTACGAAGTCTGCACCACCCCCAAAAGCCTTAGACACATCGCCAGGACAAACGCAACCACCATCGCTAATGATATGTCCACCAAGCCCATGAGCAGCATCAGCACACTCAATAATAGCACTAAGCTGTGGATAACCCACACCCGTTTTGAGACGAGTAGTACAGACACTACCAGGACCAATACCAACTTTAATAATATCTGCTCCACTCAGTATCAACTCCTCTGTCATATCACCAGTTACCACATTACCAGCAATGATAATTAGGTCAGGATTTTCCATACGGAACTTTTTAACAAACTCTACGAATCGTTCTGTATAACCATTGGCAACATCAATACAAACAAATTTGATATTATCCTTTGGCAACATTCTCTTAACAAGTTTGAAATTTTCGTATTCTTCGTCCTTGATACCAAGACCATATGCCCAATATTCTTGGATATTATAACCTGTGCGACCAATCCATAAGATAAGGTCTTCTGTGCTATAATTTTTACGCAAGCATGTGAACATTTTATAAGTGGCAAGTTTTTCTGCCATCTCAAATGTAGCAACGCCATCCATATTAGCAGCCATTATAGGAGTTCCGCTCCAATAACGATGACTATTACGAAATGTAAAAGTTCGTTCTAGTGATACTTCTTCACGGCTAGTAAGTGTGGATCGTTTAGGCAAGATTAGTACATCACTAAAATCAAGTTTAGTGTCATTGATAATACGCATTTTTCACCTATTGATTAGAATTTATTAACGAGCAATACCTTGGGTACGAAGTTCTTTCAACTTCTTTTGCCAACGCTTAACAGCACGGGCTTTTGCCTTTTTGCGCTGTTGACTAGGAGTTTCAAACCGCTCACGATCACGGAGTGTTTGAAAAATGCCGTCTTGCTGGATGATCTTCTTCATCTTACGCAGTGCTTTAGTTACATCTCCGTTATGAACTTCAACAAACAAACCTCTTTGACGAACATTTTCTAATTCTGGTCTATACATTTTTTTCCTCTTGTTTAATGTAATTATTAAATTGCTGAGCAAGCCAAGAATAAATGTCAAAGACATTTCTGTGTGTTGCCGCACCAATATCGTTAGCCCCCAATGCCCATGTGTTTTTTTGACTTAGAAGCCAACCTTTGAGCATTTCTTTATTTCCACTAAATCTACAATTGACAAGTGTAGTATAAGCATGCTTGCTTGTGTTGATACACCATACATCATCTGTATCATTGCTACCATACAAGAATATAGTAACATCAGTATTCATTGCTTCAATAGCTTTGCTAAGTTTTTCAACATCGCTCCACTCTACATCAACCAATAATATCTTGAACCTGTCATCTAAATCCATATCAGGCGCAGTTACAATTCTACTTGTATTCATGCATTTTGTTCTTCAATTGCTTGTTGCTCAGCAACAGTCATATCTTCCCACTCAATTTCGGCGCGTTGTAATCTGCCCAACTGCCAATGTTTCCAATTTATATTTTGAGTATAGCTGGTATTTCCGCCTTTGTCAACTTGAATCCACTGATCTCCGTTATATTTCCAAAGAATTTCTGGCTGGCGGTATACAATAAACAATTGTCCATTTGTACCTGCAGGAAGTTGTGGACCAACGATATCATTATCTTGTTCAAGGTTGAAATGTGATGTATCTTCACCTGCTAATTCTTCGGCAAGAATTTCACCAGTGGCGCGAAGTTTATGTATCTCGGCATTTTTCTTTTCTATTTCAGCAAGAAGGTGATCTAATGCTTGAGTCAAATCTATCACTGTTTTGCTATCTTGTGCCTCAACAGGAACTTCAACGATGCGTTCAACTTCTCTAATAACTTCAACAGGAACTTCTACGATCTTTTCTACTTCGCGAATAGTTTCAAATTGCACTTCTACAATCTTTTCAACAACCGTAGTAGTTGGAACTTCTACTATCTTTTCAATGATATTATCACGAAAAATAGGAACTGGTTGTATAATTTCTTTGTATACTACTTCTGGTTCTTGTGCCTTTAATCGTTCTAACTGTTCTTCTAGTACTACAGCACGAGCAATAGCATCGTTATCATAAACAGTTACAATTTTCTCAACAGGCACTTCAACAATTTTTTCTTTATATTCTATCCGTGGTTCAGTTTCTTTTCTGCGACCACTGATGCCCATCGTTGCGCCAAGAACCAGTGAAACCGCAAGTGGATCAAACACAGCGACGATAAAAATAATAACCCAACGAACTGCTCGCTCAAGTAGCGACTTATCAATATTATCTCCGTATATTAACTGCGCAATATACTTGATTGGCCCAACTTCAGCTTCAACTTTTAGCTGTGCTTGATTAAGTTTCAATTTCTGACTATTCAAATCCTGAACACGCTTATTAGTGTCATCTATGGTTTTATTAGCTGCTTCTCGGTCTTTCTTTTGACTATCGCGCAATTTAGTTGCTTGTGTGGCTAGTGTAGCGGTGCGATTATTATCTTTGGTAGCATTACTCGCACTGCCGCTTAGCAGACCATTAACTGCATCATCCATTTGTTTAATAACAGCTTGATTATCACGAATACGCTGTTGCTCAACCGCAATGTTTTGATCAATCTGCTCAATAAGAAGAGTATTATCGCCTACGCTACTTGTTGTTTCAATATGAGCACGAGATAAAAACCCAAAGATACCCATAGAAGTAACAAACATCAGCACGACAACAGCAAGTGAAAGGTACCACTTTACAAAAAAATTAACATGTTTCCAATTTTGGTGCAGCCATACTGTAGTAATAATTTTACCAAACTCAAGAGTACCGCCCATGATAATAATAGGAATAACGGCACCACTAAAGATAGCAGTAAGACCAGCAATACTATAATATGCTGCAACGCCACTGATAGAGATTGCACTCAACAGTGCTAAAATGTTTAAGAACATTATATATTTACCTTGTTTTCAACCACATACCAACCAATTTTTTTTAAATCTTCACGAATCTCTTCATCAACCATGCCTTCGGAAATATAGTTAGCATCATCGCTAAAACTTGCTGTGTAATAACGCATATAATCGCCGCTAAACGAACCATCATACAAACTAGCAGCAATACCGCCACTATGTCGCCAACTACAGGACCAATGTTCTGCTGCTACAATGGATAATACTTCTGCCTTGATAAATTCATTATTACAAAGAGTAGCATAAAGGTGCTGGCAATAGGTATCATTGTTGCGTGATTTATCGCGGATATATTGGCTATCAAACAAATCTCGTTCAAGGTCTGGTTTAGGCTGATCCATAATGCGCTCCATGATTATTTAATCTACCACACGAAGCTTCATAGAGCAATATTAAAATAAATATTAATCTAACAGGGGATCAATAATGTTAAAAGACCTAAGCATACCTGAATTGGCCGTAACAATGGCAGAATTAGCAAGTGCAGCCTATCAAGATGACAATAAAGCCATTTATGCTGCTCTTGGATTTACAAAATATAAATTTTTAGACAATGAAGGCGCACAAGGCCATGTTGCTGCAAGCGATAGCGAAGTTATCGTTTCTTGCCGAGGCACACAACCTACGCAACCAAATGATCTACTTGCTGACCTTGACACTATTCCAAAGCGACATGGTAAAGGATGGGTTCATGAGGGTTTTCGTCGTGAAGCAAGAAAAATTCTTGACCAAGTATTAGATTGGGCAGCGAAGAATAAGGGCAAAGATATATATGTTACTGGTCACAGTCTTGGTGCTGCAATGGCACTTTATATCACCCAAGAACTAGAATTTGCTGGATATCAGCCAAAGAAACTTCTTTCGTTTGGACAACCTCGTCTTGGAAATGCTGATTATGTTGCTGATATTAAAACAGAGCATTATCGCTTTGTAAACTGCAATGATATGGTTACGCATGTGCCACCGCCAGTGTTGCTATTCAAGCATCATGGTCAACTATGCTATATCAACTTCTATGGCAATATTCGTCCACTAAGCCGTTATCAACGCTTTAAGGATAGTATGAGAGCACATATTCGTTGCTGGAAAAAAGGTCAATTGTTTGATGGAATTTATGATCATGGAATGGATCACTATATTGAAAAACTGACCAATATTCGAGATACTGGTCAGTCTATTAATTAATTTGCATCCGTATAAAACCAGTGGTGTCCTATCTTTTTAATAAACTTGAACTGTTTGTTCTTAAATGGTTTATTATTAAAGTATAGCGCACCATCGGTTGGATCAACCATATATGTTGAATATAACACCATCATTGCTATACTATAAAAATCTCCACGATTTTTGTCTTGGTCAACTGGCTTAAATGGAAAACATATAAAAGTAAATTGACAATCAATTCCATGTCGTTCATAAACGATTTTGCATGGCGAGTTAGGAAACTTTCCACTTTGTAATCTATTACGAATTACCCAAGCAATCGCAACTTGTCCCATATAGTCTTCGCCGCCAGCTTCATTTTTAATAGCTTGGGCAACACACTCGCTAGGATCTTCCACATAGTAAGGAATTTTGGGGGGTTGCTCTTTGGCTAAAACAGGATAACTCACTGCCGTGATAAGCGCCAAAGATAATAAGAGTTTTTTCATTAACCTCTCAAAAAGGTGGGGGGATTCTGTTGCCAAGTTCCCCCCGTTACTCCGATCAAGCCGCTAGGCGAAGATCATATGCATTGTTGTCGTTTGCATTTACGATTTTTACTAACATCTACTCAAAACCTTTACTGCACTTGTCGATCCTATTTCGCCCCCATCAAAGATACACCGGGTGTTCGGAAAAACCTATTACGCCATATTTGTTCCGACTATGACGACCGATGTATCTATGGTGGAGGCGCCGGGTACCGCCCCCGGGTCCAATATGCCTATTCTGTTTCGCCTCAACAATATTAGTATGTTATTTATAGCATATGGAAAAGGTTATGTCAAGGGTTATTTCACTTCTTTGGAATAGTATACATACCATCTGGACCGCTTCCGCCCCAAGCACTTTGAATATTACGGTCTACACCAGTATCATTTTGATATAACGCACTTTGAGTAATATCATTTAGCTGCGATGTATTTGTATTGGTGCCATTATTGACAGCAGTTCCTGTATTAATTCCAGTACCAGCAATAGATTGACCAGTGCTAGCAGCAATGATTTGCCCAAATGCATTATTGATTTTAGTAAGCAGATTTGGCAAGACTGCACTTCCAAGTAAAGTATTCTCTAATGCTTTTATGTTCATGGGAGTAACTTGCCCTAGCATTTCAAGTGTTCCATAAATCATTTGGTCAGTATTAAATGGATTTTCATACTTAGTAGCACCAATTTGACCATAGATTATCTTATTTGATATCTTTAGAAGATTATCAACCAATGCTTCATTGTTGGTAAGTGCTAGCCCATTTTGATCTATTGTAGCAAAAGGAATTTGTTGTCTGTCAAGTGTAGTTACAAGACACTTATTACCAACTACTAAAACATTTCTATCAATGGCTTGGTTAACAACATTCAATCCAATATTTTCTTTAACTGCTGGACTTACATTAGTCCACTGTAAATCATAATATGTTTCATCAGCTTGGGCTGGTAACATTTCTGCTGGATTATATCCACTTTCTACCAATTTTTGATTTCTATTATCTATATAGATATCTGCTGGGTTAATCGGGTACACTACATCTTGTAGATTTTGTGGAACATATGGAAGATTTCCTGTGTACGCAGTCAAGTAAAAAGTAGCTGGATCGCGGAAATATTGGCTATGTGGTAGCTTAAATCTATCAATATTAACGCCAAGCTGGCTTAATGCATCTGCATTTCTTCCCATACGCATTGCACCTTTGATCGCATCTCCATAAATGTTATCTGCGGCAACACGCTCTAAGTAGTCACCAATTTGACCATAACCAGTACTTGTTCCATAGTATGGCAATCCATCAGCAAAAACATATGCATTGATTGGACTATTTGGTATGGCTTCAAATAAATTTACATTGAAAGCTTGTAGGTGATGGTTTTCTTTTAATAACTGAGCACAACTAGCAGCATGCGCGTTTTCGCTTGCTTGCAATGCTGCTTGTATAGTAGGATCACTTGTATTTTTAATAACAGTTAACTGCGATTCAATCAAACCAATCATGTAATATACAGCATCGTCAAGCGTAGTGAAAACCGTACCATTGATTACTATGCTATCAGGATTGGCTGGCGCTCCAGTAGTTGGGTCTGCTTTAGTTCCTTGAACATGATAGCCGCCTGTTAGCAATGTTTGCAGTTGTGTGATTAATTGATTTAATGTTTGGCCATCTGTAGTTGCCATAACTTTGTTATTAGCATCAATTATATAAGGAAGCGTTTCATTGTGAACATACCCTGCAGGGGTTCCAATGAAATCTGCCATAGTAAGTTCACCTAAACTGCCACCACCATATCCAAATGTTTGCATCATTCTGTCAGCGGCTGGTTGATAAAATGGCGTACTCATTTGACTAAGATGATTTAAATCTAACCCAGAATCTATTTTTGATAAGGCAGTTCCAATTTCTTGGAAATGTGTAGCTCGCGTTAGCCCAAGACTTAAGAAATGTTGTCCTAGCTGTGCAAAGTTTTGACTAGGCCCAGTTTTAGATAGATTAGGACACATATGACTAATGTCAGTTAATTGTCCCAAATGATTTAGCGGTACCCCAATATTAAAAGCAGCACTTACTGCACCAGTTGCGGCTTCGCCAGTGGTATTTGTCAGTATTTGTTGACATACAGCATCATTCATCGGATTATCAACTCCAGCGAGCGGAATACCTGCAGATACCAAATTCTTAGTTAAACCCGTTACATCACCAAGCCCTGCATTTAAAATTTGAGCAACAACCTGACTTGGTTGTTGCATACGCAACATATTAGTTGTTGCAAAAGTTCCTAAATTTGACAGATCACTTGCCGCGCTAGGAAGATTTAAACTCAATGTAGTTGTACCGTAACTCATAATATCATTATTGTTACGGAATAAATTTCCAAGACCGCCAGCGTTTGCCGTGCCAAAACTCATGGCAGTTGCTTCGCCAATAGCACCAACTACATTATTTGATATACCACTGTATGCACTGGTAATACCAACATTTTGCATAAAGTTACTGAGTGATCCACTTACAGCATTTCCCATCATGTTACCAGCAACTTGATTAATCATTCCGCCTATTCCGCCACAGCTAGCAAATTGTTGCATTGCATTTGGTAAGTTTAAAGGATTTTGTAAAATTCCGTTTAGTGGACCTAAAATTGAACCAGTTGCTCCCTGTAGTGCACCGCCAACTAAACCTGATATTCCAGATGGCAACACACCAGTTAAACTTGGAAGTATA